TGCTGCTGGCAGTGCCATTGCAGAGTTTGTTGGTGCAAAAGAAAAGCTACAGCAGAAAGCTCAAAGAAAAGGTGGCGGCTCTGATCTGGAGGAGTTCATGGCTCTGGAAAAAATCAAAGAGCAAGAAGAGCAACTCAAGCAGATTATGATTTATGCTGGCAGGCCGGGGCTATGGCATGACTGGCAGAAGTTTCAAGCCAAGGCTAGGATTGCCAGACGAGAAGCAGAGCAAGAGCGGAGGAAGAAACGCAGGCATCACTTCGAGGTGGCAGCGATTACGTTCATGCTGATTGTTGTGGCTTGTGTCTTGGCTGCTATTGTTCTTCTGATCTTACACCATCAAGGGAGACTGTGATGGAAGTGACTATGGAACGCTTTCTGGCGTGGAAGATCCTGCCAAGGCTTATGATGTTTGTAATGACGTTCATGTACATCCGTGTCATTGAATGGTTCATGTCTTTGCCGCCAGATGCCATGACTTCACAAGCTACAGCATTAACTGCTACCGTCACTGGTGCTATGACCGGCGCATTTGCTGTATGGCTAGGGAGTGAAAAGTGATACAGGCGCTGATTCCAATCGTAGGTGAACTAGCTGGTGGGTGGCTAAAGGGCAAAGCTGCTGAGAAGGCAGCACAAAGCCAAGTAAAGGTTGCACGAGCCGAGGCCGAAGCCGAGGTTATGCGCGTTGCTGCTACGCATGAGGCGGGGTGGGAGCGTGTTATGGCCGAAGCCAGCAAAGATAGCTGGAAGGATGAGGCATGGACTATATTATTTATAGTGATCATTGCAATGTGTTTCATACCGCCGTTGCAGCCATATGTGGAGCGTGGCTTCACTGCGCTAGAGTCAACTCCGCAGTGGTTCCAGTGGGCGATGTACGCATCCATAGCGGCCAGCTTTGGACTCCGTGGTATCAAGGGGATCAAGAAGTGAACGTAGAAAAACTAATCAATGACTTGGAAGTGGATGAGGGTTGTAAGTTTGAAATCTACAACGATCATCTAGGCTACCCAACATTCGGCATCGGACATCTGATTACCGAAGATGACCCGGAACATGGTCAGCCTCTCGGCACCCCGATTACTGAGGATCGGGTGCGAGAGGCTTTCCAAAAGGACGTTGATCGTGTGCGTATGGATTGTCTGAAGCTGTACCCAAACTTCACCAGCTTGCCTGATGACGCGCAGCTTATCATTGCCAATATGATGTTTAATATGGGCTTGCCGCGCTTGTCTCAGTTCAAGAAGATGAAGGCGGCTGTCGATGCTGGGGATTGGGACGAGGCTGCTAATCAGATGGAAGATAGTCGTTGGTATCGTCAAGTTCCGAATCGCGCAGAGAGACTGATTGAGCGGATGCGGCTTCTCGCCGTTCCTGTGTAAGCATCTCTATTGCAGCTTGCTGGCACCTCAATGCCATCTGCATCATTTGGTCTGCTGTCTGTGGTAGGTGATGCACCTTGCCATCTACACTGACAACGATGCCGTCATTCCTTGGTGCGATAATCATTGCTTGCTCCATAAGAAAGGCGGACAAGCCGTAGCCTGTCCGCCAGTTTGCTAGGAGGTTGATCGGAGAACCAAAACCGACCGCCTAGAAAGGTATATCATCGTCGGCCTCTTGTGAAGCAGCTTCTTGCTGTGGCTCTGGTTCTTGCTGCTTCTGCTTCTCGCTGACTTTGAGTGACATGAACTTGCGTCCGTCTTTCTCGCCACGCCATCCAGCAATGCGCCAGTCCTGATGCAAGCCGTCGAGTGGGCCTGAGTAGTCTGGTGCTTTGTCGTTGCCGTTCTTGTCGTTGCTGAACAGGACACCGATCTTCTGAAAGATCTCAAGGCGCTTTTCGCCTGTGTTTGTTTCAGCAGTGACAATGACAACTTGCATGTCTTCGCCCATTACGTTTAGCTTGCCATTCAGCAGCAGACGTTGTTCGGGCCAAGGCTTGCCAGCGATGCCGGAGTTTCTGTTGTCGTATTCAGCCATTTGGCTTTGCTCCCTTGTTGTGTGGGTTGTAAATTTTGTATTGGGTTGGTGCGCGTCCACGCGTAACTACAGTCAGCCCTGCTTTGCGTATGTTCTTGATGTAGGTTCTGACTGACTCTTGCGTGTAGCCAAACTTGGCTATGATATCGTCAACTGTTCTGTATCTGGTGCGCATGTACTCAGCCATGCCGGATGGATACCAATCTGTTTTGCGTTGTCTAGTATCTGATACAGGCTTGTGAACTACAACTGACGGTATCTGTTTTGGAACTGTCAGCATGTCTTCAAGCATCTTGTCGATACGCGCAAGTCGATACTCGATCTGGTCGAGTCGTTTATTAATCCCAAGCATCATCTGCCTCCTTCTTCTTTGCTACCTTCTGCACTTTGGGGTTGGACACACTGGCTGCATTGCCATCGTCGTCCTCTGACGGAAGACCGAAGGCTGCTTGCAAGCCGTAACGCTTGGCGTATGTGATGCCGCTGCCCATCTTCTGCGGGTCTGTATTGTCCTTGGTCAGCACAGGTGTGCGACCAGTAACTGACTCACCAGACTCGTGCATCAGGATTGTGGTTACAAAGATGTGATGCTCGTCAAAGTCAACAAGCTGGGTGAATGTCAGCCCAACCTTGCCAGCTTCTGCGCGAACAGTCTCAATGACTTCCTCTAAGCTAGCGTACTTGGACTTGAAGAAGGGATTGGCTGCACCCTTCTTGGCTGCTGCCCCACTGTCGTGGAACTTAATCAGCGCTGTTGCAAGATTCTTAGTCGTCATAGTGGTTCTCCTTTACTGCGATACGAAGTGACCCGCGCTTGTCGCGCTTGATAGTGAGCAGGTCGCAGTAAACCTCCCGCTCATCATCGCCTACCATTGCCTTGAGATCGGCCTTGGCAGATTCAAATAGCTGTGCGTTGCCCTGCTGTTCGATGTAGTCATGGCACCTGCTGATGAACTCGTTGTCACCAGACGCATCGCGCTTGACCATATCGTTGACAGGGATCTTGTCTTGGTTGGGCAAGTTAACGTGATTGCCGTACACCTCGTCAGCTTCTGCTGGTGGTGTGTCATCTACAACAAGCTGCCAGAATGTCTTAAGATGCACACGCATTCGCTCAATGTAATCGTCAGCGCGTGATACTTTGACTGACTCCCAGCGTCTGTTGCCAAACAAAACTGACAGATAACAATCTGTATAGTTGCCGACCCACATATAGAACTGGATCTGCGGCATGTACTGCTTGAGTACATTGTCGATAGTGTTGTTGTCGTAGGTGTGCTTGCACTCAATGACTGCGTTATCCCATGACACAACGCCATCAAGCTGACCTTTGCATGGGACGCCATCGACATCTAGCTTCACAACTTTCTGTCTAGCAAACACTTCCATGCCTGTTTGCTTGTGAAACCAGTCAATGTTGAAGTCTTCAGTGAATGTGCCAAGCTGCACCGGCAATACATCTGATAGATCGTCAGGCTTCTTGCGTCCTGTCTTCTCTTCCCAGAGTGATATCCAGTCACCTTCCATGATGCGGCGCATGTCGCTGCCGCCGATAAATCCTATGCGGTTCATTTGGTTCTCCTTTGCATAGATAGTTTACTGCGAACTTGCAGTTAGTGCAACCTTCTTGGCTGTCAGTGCCTCCATTAGTTTGCGACGTTTCTCAACACGCCACTCCATGTGTTTGTGGAACTCGGCGTATGCCGGCCAGAAGGTGCAAGACTCCCCGACCTTCTGGACGGCATACAGCACGATGTCCGCAGGGTACTTGATCAACTGAGCGGTGAGTGACTTGATCCTGATTGCCTGATCTTTGGCAGTCTCTCCTGCTGGCTTCACCACAAGCGTTGCCAGCATAGTTAGCTGCTCACCTATCTGTTTCTCAGGAAGGGGCGTCAGTGAGGCTTGAACAGCGTTTAACGCACGGTCTAGCGATGCCTCGTCAGCCACATGCACATCGTAGCGCAGCAATGTGATCTGAACATCGCCATCACGAGGGAAGCGTGTGCGTTCTACACTAGAAATCGTCAAGCCCGGTAATGAGTCCAGCGAAGTGACCAGATTCCTGTCTACCTCTGCCGGATCTCCGACCTCCACCAGTCGAGCCACCGCTCGTTGCTGCTGTTCCCCACTCAACGGCGTTAGTACACCATTTCTTGTAAGCGAGGTCTGGTCGTTTGAATGTGTTGCCCTTTGATCTGTGGTGATCGCGGAACTTAGTGGCTTCAATGTCATGGTTTATCTCCACTCCTAGCAAATCATTGAGTGTAGCCTGTTGCTTGTCGGTTGGCATCCATTCTTCAGATAGCTCTGACTTGGTTGCTCGTTTCTTTTTGGTTAGTAACGGAGCGATGTCACGCTCGAACACATCACCGTCAAAGATCACAAGCGTCTTTGGTGTGCCAGCTTTGCGTTTGTAAAATGCAACATCACGCACAACGGTGAATGGGTTGGGGAAGTTTGACTTGTCCCGGTACTTTACTTCAACCACCAACTCAAGTCGTCCGAGTTTCCAGATGATGTCGCCGGAGTATTCTCCGCCGAGTGCTCCTGAGAGGGGCTGGCGCTTGGCTTGGAAGCCAAGCTCTTGGAGCCAGTTGACGAACCACCTTTCGTGGTAGTTTCCTTTGTCGCGATTTTTGTTTGCCATTGGTTCTCCTGATAGCAGTCAAGGCAGATTGTGTACCATGACGGTGGGTTGGCTGATGCAACTGGACAGACAAACCAGTGAGTGTAGACGCCACATGCTTCACATGCTTGTGGCTTACCTTCATTCAGCTTCTTTTTTGTGCGTCTGTTTTTTGCTGGCATCTAGGTAATCGAATACCTTTTTTGCTGTTGCGTACCGTAAATCCCGACCCTGTTCGGCACGATAATAAGTAGAGTCGGGAACACCAGCCTTGATAAAGGCTTGTTTTAAGCTAGCTTTTTTTGAAGCTGCAAGTTTGAAGAGTGTGTCAAAGTAGGTTTCCATGCAGGGATAGTCTTGCATACTTGCAGTGATGTCAATCGTCCTGTTTTTTGTAGATAGTCCTGACCTTGGAAGCAGCACCAAACTTTTGGCGTGTATGAAATGCTTTGGTGTACACAGTTTCGGCTCGGCGCTTGCGTCCTTCTTGGATCTCTTTGTCGACTAGCTTGGGGTTTCTATTCCGATACTTCGTCTGCAACGTAGAACTCCTTTGCCCACATGATTAGCTGCTGCCGACCAGACTCAGCCTTACGCTTGCGATGGTCGGTAAAGATCAAGCCCTTCTCTTTGAGTTGCTTGTATCTGGCAGTGATTGTGCTGTAGCGATAGCCGGGAAGGATGCGCAGCACATCATCAGAGATGCAGCCATTCGCTGCAAAGCTGGTGATTGCAGCCAGCACAATACGCTCCATCTTGTTGACATCAAGCTGTTCTGCTGCATCGTGGCTGGTGCTTGGGTCGTCACGGCGAACCAGCTTGTAAGCTGGCGTCTCAAAAAGGTCATCCATCATTGGTGTTCTCCTGATATTCTTGATAATTATCTACAAGTCTTAGATCGACGCCAATGTTGCAGCCGATTTCAATAGCTTGTTCTTCTGCTTCTTCTTTGGTTTCTGCCCAAACTTCAAAGTAATGCCATGTGTCATAGACCCACAGCTTTTGTTTTTTATCAGTCACTGGTTCCTCCTAGCTGTTGATTGATAAACATGACACAGGCGTCGTGTTTCATTTCTAACCTGCGCCAATCTCTGTCGGTGTAGTGATCACGATCTTTAAGTTGGATTTCAAAGTGTGTGGCGATTGAGTCCATGAGGTAGTGGTACATGTCGTACTTCATCAGTTCTTCCATACCCTCCTCCTGTACACTGAGTTTTTGCCTACGGCTGGTTTGTGCAAAACAGACGGACGCAATATCACTTGCTGCTTCTGTGAAGATTCGCCTTGGTATGGTTCTTCTTGGAAGCGGAGATCTATTGGCCCATAAAACATGTGGTCAAAGTCTGGATCTAAGACTTGACCATACCAATAACGGCGTTCCATTCGTCTAGCTCCATAGCAGTGTTGGCGGCATCCACTTCGTCGGTGGCCCACACTTGTTGGTATACTATGTATGATGTCATCACTCTGATGTTGTCATCCTTACAGCTAGGACAAAAACCTCCGCTGTCCTCGCTGTAATGTTTGAGTTCGTGATAGTGCCTGATATGAGTGCCGCAAGAGCGACACTCATAAAACTCATCGGAAGTCGTGTGGAATGTAGTCATCCATCGGCTCCATTGGGTTTGCCGCTTCCCATGCTTTAGTTGCACGTTGAATAAACTTTTCTTTGTTGAAGCGTGGGTTGGTTGCGGCCAGTTCGTCAGCCATCTTGCTGATCTGTGTAGGCCATGCGAGTAGCGGAGCCACGTTGTCC